CTCTGATTTTGGTTCTTACGGGTTGAGGAACTGATGGAAACGGTGCATCGGGGAACCGTGGACGGCTCTGGAAAGCTGCAACTTGCAGACAGCGACACGTTTAGACGCGTGGTCGCGCAGTTGGCCGGCGCACGGGTGGAGCTGACGATTCGGCGGGCCAAGGCGAAGCGGAGCCTACGGCAGAACGCGTATTACTGGGGCGTAGTCGTCGCGCTGTTGGCGGAACACCTGGGTTATCAGCAGGATGAGATGCACGAGGCGCTGAAGTTTAAGTTTCTGCGGTTGCACGAGGACGAAGTGGACGGGTTGCCGCGCGTGCGGAGTTCGGCATCACTCTCGACGGCCGAGTTCAACACGTACGTGGAGAACGTGGTCACGTGGGCTGGTGCCGATCTTGGGCTGAACATCCCCGACCCGAACCAAGTGGAGGCTGCGTAAATGTCTGGACCCCCGCCTAAACCGGCGCATTTGAGACAGCGGACGAATCGAAAACCTGGCGCGGCCACGATTGAGGCTGTGGAGAACGCCGAGGTTCCAGACATTCCAAACCCTGACGATCGGAAATGGCATGCCCTAACGATCGAGGCATGGCAACACGCGTGGGAATCGCCAATGGCAAGTCAGTGGCTAGAGACGGACATCGACGCGCTGGGCCGCGTGGCGTTGCTGTGGGACGACTTCTACAAGGCTCCGGACGTCAGGTTGATGTCGGAGATTCGGTTACAGGAGCAGCGGTTCGGGTTGTCGCCGTTGGACAGGACGCGCTTGCAATGGGAAGTAACGCGCACGGATGAGGCGGAGCGGAAGCGGCCGAAGCCGGCTGCCCAGCGCGCAGGCGCCGACCCGCGGAATGGCCTTATGGCGGTGAGTTAGATGGCAAAAAATGGCGCCACAAAAAACTACGGGTTCGGCCAGAAGAATAACTGGCGGCGAACTATCTGGAATGAAGTACTTAGCCGTACAGCTGGCAAGGAGAAGCACCAACCGATTCTTTACCTTGCTGGTCCGCAGGATATGGACCGACAGATCGCCATTGAGAAGGGGGTGCCGCCGCAGAATCTCATCGCAATAGACCGAGACACCGCGAACGTTAACAGCGTGAGGGATGGCAAGGCGCCAGCCATTCAGGGCGACATTATCGATGTGTTGTGGTCTTGGCCTGAGAGTCGTCCAGCGTGTGCCGTGATGTTGGACTTTTGTTGTGGGATTACCTGGGACGTGGCTGGCGTGTATGACGCCTTCCAGCGAAAACCACTGAGAAACGCCATCGTCATGGTGAATTTCATGCGCGGTCGAGATGCATGGTCCAACTCTATGCGCGAGATGCTGAGTGAGGCCGGATTACTAGTGCCACTCTGGCGTCATGACGATGCATCTGGAGAGATGGTCTGCGTGCATTCAGACTTGAAACACAGAGCCTATCAGTTCCTTTTTTGGAATGCCTTCGACACGGTCCAGGCATCGATGGGACTTGGATCGGCGCAAAGTGATGGTGGTAAGAATCGTTATGTCTTCCCAGAACCTGATGCCGATGGCAACGCGGAACCTGAAATGGCCGCAATGGTGTCATTGGTGTACTCAGGAATGCGGCCAAAGTTGTTTACATATCAGTCTGGCGCACTGCGATTCGACTCTGCCGTGTTCCAGTCGATGTCTCGGTATCTCGACAAGGCCGAGGTTTTTGGCGTGGATGTCGAGGAAGCGGAAAGAGACATCGATGAGTTCACGCGCAGGTATTCGGAACCACCAGTGAAGCGGCGAATATCGGCGACACTGGCTGTCAGAACTCAAAGGCTGGCGCAGTGATTCTAACCGTTCCGAAAGATAAGACGCTGTATCCAACCTTGGGGCCGCAGGTGTGCGACTTCATCGAGGAAAATCTGATCTTTGGGCCGGGGGATCTCCGTGGCCAGCCAGCCGTTTTGGACGAGGAAAAGCGCGGGCTGATCTATCGGTTCTATGAGTTGTTTCCGAGGGGCCATGCCCAAGCCGGCCGGCGTCGTTTCAAGCGCGTCGGGATCTCGTTGCCGAAGGGGCTTGGTAAGACGGAACTTGCGGCGTGGATTGCTGCGTGCGAACTGCACCCTGACGCGCCTGTGCGGTGTACCGGGTTTACAAAGAAGGGCGAACCCATCGGCGGGCCAGTGACGGATCCATACATCCCGATGGTGGCGTACACCGAGGAGCAGTCAGACGAACTGGCGTATGGTGCGCTCCGGATCATGCTGGACGAGGGGCCGCTTAGGAACGACTTTGATATCGGGCTGGAGCGCATCCTTCGGAAGAAGGGGGACGGCAAGGCGGTATCGCTGTCAGCCGCCCCTAACGCTCGAGACGGCGCGCGGACCACGTTCGGCCTGAGCGATGAGACGCACTGGTGGACCCTGCCACGGCTGAAGCAGGCCCATCAGACGATGCTGAACAACACGGCGAAGCGGAAGATGGCCGATCCGTGGGTGTTGGAAGTGACGACGGCGCCCGAGCCTGGAAGTGGGTCCGTGGCTGAAGGCACGATGGACTACGCCAAGGCGATTGACGAAGGTCGCTTAACGGATAGCAGCTTGTTTTTCTTTCATCGTCAAGCCGGCGATGAGCACGACTTGACGACAAAGGAAGGGGCTAGATCCGCCGTCATCGAAGCGTCCGGGCTTGCCGCGGCGTGGCGCGACATCGAGGCGATTGTTGAGCGATGGAATGATCCCACAACGGATCGGTCCTATTGGGAGCGTGTCTGGTGTAACCGGCTCGTGCAGAGCGCGTCTCAGGCGTTCGATGTTGAGAAGTGGAAGCCTCTCGTGGCTGTGGCGGCTCCTCATGGGAGTCTCATCACGCTTGGGTTTGATGGCGCGATGTTTCACGACGCGACGGCCCTTGTCGCGACGGATCTCAAGACGGGCTGTCAGTGGATCGTCGGTCTGTGGGAATGTCCGGTTGGTAAAGAGGACTGGCAGGTGCCTGTCGAGGACGTGGACGCGCTCGTGCGCGATTGCTTTGCACGCTATCAGGTCTGGAGGCTGTATGCAGATCCTCCATACTGGCAAGCATGGATCTCGAAGTGGGTGGGTGAGTTCGGGAAAGAACGTGTTGTGGAGTGGTGGACGAATCGTCGGCGCCCGATGTCTGTGGCGCTAGAAGCATTCAACACCGCCATCAAAGAGGGCACGGCGAAACACGTTGACGATCCGCGATTCACGCGGCACATCGGCAACGCGCGTCGTGAAGACCTGACAGGATGGCGAGATGAGCAAGGCAAGGCGCTCTGGCTCATTCGCAAAGAACGGCCTGATTCTCCGCACAAGATCGACGTGGCGATGGCGGCCGTGTTGAGTTGGGAAGCGCGAATGGACGCGATTGCTGCGGGTGTCACTGGGACGTCAGTATATGAGTCCGGTGGCGTGAAGGTATTCACATGAATCAGACTAGCCTAGTGGGTCGTCCACTGTTTGCGTTAACACGATCCATTGTGAACTTTGCCGAAAAGCGTGGGGTGTGGTCGGGGCCACTCACGTCGAGTTCGCCCGAGTTGGCTCGACTATGGGGATCGCCCAGTGCCAGCACCGGGATCGGCGTGGACAACTATTCCGCGCTGAATTACGGCCCCGTCTGGGCGTGCGTGAAGCGCGTCTCGGATGACATCTCTAGCACGGCCTTAATCCACTACAAACGGCTCAAAGATGGTGGTAAGGAGCGGTACACCGACTCAACCTTGTATGAAGTGCTCCATGATGCCGCCAACGGTGAGCTATCGGCGATGGCGTTTCGGCGCACGCTGACCGCACACATGCTGACGTGGGGCAATGGATACGCGGAAATCCGGAAGGATGGAGCGGGCCGCGTCATCGCGTTGGAGCCGATCACGCCAGATCGCGTGACGCCGAAACGGTACACCGGCTCACAGGCCTTGTACTACGAAGTCACCAGAGAGCAGGGTGGCGGGACGGACATCTTGCAGCCATCCCAAATGCTGCACATTGCTGGTCTGTCCTATGACGGGTTGGTGGGCTACAGCGTTATCACCAAGATGCGGGAAAGCATCGGATTAGGGCTGGCGACGGAGCAGTTTGGCGGCGCGTTCTTCGGGAACGGCGCGACGTTCGGCGGCGTGTTTAAGCATCCAGGCCGGCTATCCGAGACGGCCATGAAGAACTTCCGAGACTCGGTCAACGCCCAGCATCAGGGCGTGAATCGGGCGCATCGGTTCATGGTTGTCGAAGAGAACATGGACTACGTGAAGCTGGGGATTGAGCCGAACGATGCCCAGTTCCTCGAGACGCGTCAGTTCCAGGCCAACGACATCGCTATGTGGTTCGGGGTGCCGCCCCACAAGATCGGCATCCTCGAGCAGAGCACGAATAACAACATAGCGCATCAGGATCTGGAGTACTACATCAATACCCTGCGCCCCGTGTTCAAGGTGTGGGAGCAGGAGATCCAGATGAAGTTGATCCCGCGGCTGGAACGCAAGATCCAGTTCGTGGAGCATCTGCAGGACTCCCGCTATGTCGCGGACATCGGCACGCGCTACGGCGCATACGCCGTTGGTCGGAATGGCGGGTGGCTATCCGTCAACGACATTCGCAGCCTAGAGAACATGAACCCGGTGAAGGGTGGAGACATCTACCTCGTGCCGACGAACATGGCGCCAGCGGATCGACT